CAGGTGAGAGCGGGTATGTGTCGAGTGCAACATCTACGGATGCTGAGACAAAGAACTGATGCCCAGCAGGATGCCCACGCACAGGCCGCCGCGACTACGTGCGCGTTACACGCGTGACGATAGCACCAGGCCGAGCGCGTCGGCGCGTGGCTATACCGACAAGCGGCACCGCCTTTGGAGGCAAGCCGTGCTTACCCGTGACTCTTGGGCATGCGTGGACTGTGGCCGCATCGACCAAGCCAACCACGCCGACCACATCGTTCCGGTGAGTCAACGGCCAGACCTGCGGTACGACGTGAACAACGGCGCGTGTCGATGCCGGTCGTGTCACTCGAGGAAGACCGTAAGGGAGACTGCTGGCCGCAAACATTGACATTGAGCGCATGCTGCATGGAACAAGGAGGTTTGTTCCATGTGCCGGCAGAATGAGTGCGTTGATTGCCATCAGGTTTTTGTGTGTCCAGCCAGAAGGGGGCCAATTTCCAAGCGATGCGGCCCATGTCAACAAGCGGCAAACCTGGCTAGATCAAGGGAAAGCAATCGAAAAAAAGCTGATGCGGGACATTTGCGAGTGTGCTTGCATTGCAATCGCCAATGGCTTGCCAGGCACCCTAAATCCAAGTTTTGCAGTCGTCATTGCCAATACATTTCAAGCGGTGGTCGGGTCTTGCTGAATTGCCAGCAGTGCAACAAGCAATTCGCAACAAACCTCACTCGCAAAGCCCAAGGGCATAGGTTCTGTGGTAGAGCGTGCATGCGGGAAGCACTGCGGCCAATAAGCAAGAACTGCATTGAGTGCGGTAAACAGTTCAGGAGATCGCCCAAAGGGCCAAACGGCAAGAACGACAAGGCTTTGTACTGTTCAAAGCCATGCTACTTCACGGCTGTTAGAGCCGGTCGCGTATCAAGGGACAATTCCGCCGTCGAAAGAGGACGCTGGCACAAGGGCGGCATGTATGCAAGTGCCCCATCGGTCAAATGGGCTCGCACAGTGGAGCAGGCAATGCGTGGCGTGCATCAGCACGGTGCTGGATTATGGGAGGCTATTGCAGCGACGAAGTGGTGTGAGGCTTGCGGCAACGCTTGCAAGCCAGGTGCGTCTCGGTTTTGCAGTTACCAATGCAACAAGAACTGGCGAGAACCAAGGCAGTGTAAATGCGGAAAGACGGTTGAAAACGCGACGGCCTTCGGCCCGCCTCCGCATTGCAAGGATTGCAGGAAAGCTGCTCTTGCGAAACAGAGACGAGAACTTAAAAAACGCGTCGGCGACTATCGCAAGCGATGTAGGAAGTACGGTGGTTTTTACAATCCGAAATGTAGAAGAAAGGACATACTGCTCCGCGACGGATTAAAGTGCCACGTGTGCGGTTGCAAGTGCCATAATGGCGCTAACTTCAATCATCCGAGGGCTGCAACGGTTGACCATCACCCGATACCATTGAGTAAAGGTGGTGACCACGATTGGCACAACGTGCGGTGCGCTTGCAGGCAGTGCAACAGCAGAAAGAGCGATGCGTGGGATGGCCAGCGTAGGCTGCCCATGCGAGGGGCCTGCTAGCCATGCCAACTTGGCATGCCACCTACCACGGTCGTAACCTCGGAGCGCGCGGCCGCAAATTGAAACGACGTTTTTCCCGGCAATTTGTGGGGTAGTCGCATGCCGAAGGGACGCAGGCCGACACCGGCCTCTGTGAAAAAGCTGGCCGGGAACCCTGGCAAACGGAAGATCCGGCCGGACCTTCCGGCGCCGGTGGGCTCGCCGCCGATGCCGAAGCGATTGCTCGTCGAGCCGCTTGCCGTCGAGAAGTGGAACGAGTTCGTGCCGCTTCTTCTGGAGCTCGGCACGTTGACGCTGGCCGACGGCGAAGCCTTGGCGACTTTGTGCGAGGTGTACGCTGCTTCGCAGGCGTGTCTGCTCGAGCTGCGTGCCACTGGTCCGGTCATGAGGACGGACCTTGGCGGCGTGAAACCGAACCCGGCCGGGCCGCTATATCGAGGATTAGTGAGCCTGCAGGCTTCGCTAATGGGCGAGTTTGGATTGACTCCTACCAGCAGGACGCGGCTAGGTGCCAAGCAAGAAAAGCCGACCGACGAAGTCGAAGACTTCTTCAAGCTCCACGGCGCCTGATCTCTGCAAAGAGGGCCAGGCCAAGTACGAGCGTGTTGTTCACTTCTTCGAGAAGATCCTTCGCCACAGCAAAGGGCAGAACGCCGGCAAGCCGTTCAAGCTCTTGCCGTGGCAGCATCACGTAATGCGTGAGCTCTTCGGCCGGCTGCACCCAGACGGCACACGGAAGCATCGCGTCGGGTACATCGAGCTCCCGAAGAAGCAAGGCAAGAGCACGACGCTGGCTGGCATTGCGTTGTACATGACCGCTTTTGACTCGGAGCCGGGTGCCGAGGTCTACGGTGCGGCCTGCGACCGCGAGCAGGCTGGCATCATCTACCGCGAGGCGGCGTCGATGGTGCGGGCTTCGCCTGCGTTGTCGCGGCACCTCGAGGTGATCGACAGCCGGAAGACGATCGTCCATAAGGCCAGCAACTCGTTTTATCGTGTTCTGTCGGCCGATGCGTTCAGGGCCGAGGGTCTCAATATCCACGCGCTTCTTTTCGATGAACTTCACGCCCAGCGGGACCGCAGGTTGTGGGATGCCCTGCGGTACGGCGGTGCGGCCAGACGCTCGCCGCTGCTACTGTCAATCACGACGGCAGGCTACGACCGCAAGAGCATCTGCTGGGAACAGCATGCCTACGCTGAGCGGTGCATTGCCGACCCGACCGTCGACCCTGCCTTCTTCGGGTGTATCTACGCGGCGGCGCCGGAGGACGATTGGAAAGCGTCCAAGACTTGGCACAAGGCCAACCCGTCGCTGGGCGAGACGATCACCGTCGAGTCTTTCGCGGCCGATGCCCGCGAGGCCGAGCAGTCGCCCTCCAAGCTCAACGCGTTCCTTCGCTACCGGCTCAACGTCTGGACAACGCAGGACGTGCGGTGGATCTCGCCTGACACATGGGCCAAGTGCGGCGGGCCGCTGTCACCCGACCTCGAGCAGCGGGAGTGGTACGCGGGCCTCGACCTTGCAACCACGTACGACCTCAGCGCCCTGGTGCTTGTGAGTCAGGCCGACGACGGCTCGTTCGACGTGATGCCGTGGTTTTGGGTGCCGCAGGAGAACGCTGCCGAGCGGACGCAGCGGGACAAGGTGGACTACATCGGCTGGATTCGTGACGGGTACATCCGGGCCACGGATGGCAACGTCACCGACTACGACGTGATCCGGCGAGACATCGTCGAACTGTCGCAGAAGTTCAACATCCGGCAGGTGGGTATCGACCGCTGGAACGCCACGCAGCTGGCAACACAACTGCAAGGAGATGGCCTCCAAGTGACAGGATTTGGGCAGGGCTATGGCTCGATGTCGAGCCCGAGCAAGCAACTGGAAAACCTTGTGCTGTCGGAGCGTATTCGCCACGCGAACCATCCGGTGCTGTCGTGGATGGCCGGAAACGTGGCTGTGCAGTCGGACCACCAGGGCAACATCAAGCCAAGCAAGGCCAAAAGCACCGAGCGTATCGACGGCATTGTGTCGCTGGTCATGGCTCTCGGACTGCATGCCGTAGCTACCACGACGCCACCCGACCAATCCTGGGACATCATCACGCTATGAGCGAAAACGCTGCCGCCGATTTCAAGATGCTCGACCTGCGTGGCATCGAGTGGCACGACATGGGCGGCACCCGCACGGCCTCCGGTATCCGCGTCACTGCCGATACGTCGATGGCCTGCTCGGCCTACACGGCCTGCATCCGCGTCATCTCTGACGCTGTGAGCTCGCTGCCACTCCACGTCTACGAGCGGCTGCCGAACGGCGGCAAGGCCAAGGCCGCTACCAACCCGGTCTACCGGCTCCTGCACATGCAGCCGAACCCGTGGCAGACGGCTCAAGAGTTCCGGGATTGGATGACCGGCATGTATCTGCACTACGGCGCCAGCTACGCGGAGATCCGCCCAGGTGCTCGAGGTGCGGTCTCGGAGCTGTGGCCGCTGCACTCGTCGCGGATGGAGGCCGAGCGCCTGGAAGATGGCACGGTACGGTATCGCTACCGCGAGCCGAACGGCCGACAGACGGTCTATTCGCAGGACCAGATATTCGCCCTGCGGTTCACGACCGAGGACGGTATCCGTCCGGTGCCGACGTACCAGCTTTTTCGCAATGCCATCGGCCTGGCCCAGGCGTTGGAGGCCCACGGTGCCACCTACTTCGGCAACGGTGCCCGGCCCGGCATTGTCCTGGAGTCTGACAACCCGATCCCGGCCGAAGCGTCGGAGCGGCTCCGGGAGCAGTGGGAGCGGATGCACCGCGGGCCGGACCGGGCACACCGCACGGCGGTCTTGCCGAACGGCGTGAAGGCCCACGAGCTCAGCGGCAGCAACGAGGCGGCGCAGTTCCTTGAGACTCGCCAGTACCAGGTCATTGAGATCTGCCGGGCGTTCCGTGTACCACCGCACATGATTCAAGACCTGACACGCTCGACGTACTCGAACATCGAGGTGCAGGGAACGGAGTTCGTTCAGCACTGCCTGTTGCCGCACCTGAAGCGGTGGGAGGCGGCCATCAGCCGCGACCTCATCGTGGACGACGAGCGTTACTTCGCCGAGCACAGCGTGAGCGGCTTGCTGCGTGGCGATCACGCCAGCCGGTCGGCCTACTACGTCTCGGCCCTGCAGAATGGCTGGATGACGATCAACGAGATCCGCGAGCTGGAAAACCTGAACCCGATCGGGCCGGAAGGCGACAAGCACTTCGTGCAGCTGAACATGACCACGCTCGACAAGGTGGGCAAAGATCCACCGGCACCAGAGCCGATGCCCGAGCCGCCGGCCGAGGACGAGGAAAGCCCAGCCGACGACGCCGAAGACCAATCCGAGGAGGACGACACAGATGGAAATTGAACGCCGCTGCCTGACCGTAGACGAGGCACCTGAGTGCGAGCTGACGATTGAGACTCGCTCCAGCGGGCGAGAAGCGATCCGTGGGCTGGCGGTGCCCTACAACCGCCTTTCCCTCGACCTCGGCGGTTTTAGGGAGCGAATATTGCCTGGCTCCTTCGACAAGGTGCTGAACCGCCAGCGTGGCAAGGGAGAGATCCTCAGCTACTACAACCACAACAGCGACAAGCTGCTAGGCCGCGAGTCTGCTGGCACGCTTGAGATCATCGCTGATGATCGCGGAATCTCCTACGTCGTAGAGCCGCCGGATACTTCGGCCGGCCGGGACGTTCTTGCCCTCGTGCGTTCTCGAAATTTGCGCGGAAGCTCATTTGCATTCACAGTAAGTCAGAAGGGCGAGCGGTTCACGACTGACGAAAACGGCAAGGCTATCCG